GCGGACGCCCGACATAGACGAGCGCCATGGACGACGCGTCCTGCAGCAGCAGCGCAAGCCTTGCGTCCTGCGACGCGTCAGAAATCCCGAGATCCGCCTTGAGGTCGGCCAGAGACGCCAGCGGCGCATCCGGCGCAGGTGGACCGACTGGCGTTGTCCGCCTCATGGTCCGACCTCCCGACCGTTACGAGCCGCCGCCGGCGGCGGCCGTCCCAGGCATCTTCAGGGATTTGAGCGGCTGCGCCGCAGATGGCAGGCCGCCGCCGAAGCGACCGAAGCCAAAATATCCGGTTTGCAGATAGTCAGCGTAACGCTCGTTCAGCCGAACGATGCTGACGTCCCTCACCACCCGATATTTGTAGTTCTTCAGGTTTCCGAACAGGACTGGCTGCGCGCCTGCGGCGATGTCAGGCATGCTGTTGTTGTAAACGATGGGATAACCCGCAAACATATCAGGGACGCCAGCCTGGACACTGGGAACCCACAGCGGGCGTCCCTGATTGTCCTTGAGCTTCGCCAGAACCTTGATCGTCTGGTCGTTCATCATGAAAACGGCGCCCGTGCGGTATGCCCGATCAACGCTGAAGGCCAGCTCAACGAAATCGTCATAAGTTGGCGACGCGCCGGCGGCGGTTGCGCCCACTGCGGACGCGGTGAGCACGCCAGTCGGGCCAGACGCGCCCCCGGCGCCGGTCGTAAGGTCATCAGCGAGCGTGCGCCCGAACGAAGTAGTCAGCGCACCGCGAATAAAGGCGTCCAGATCCATGAAGCTGTCCTGCATCAGGGTCCACGGCACCAAAATCGCGTCAGTCGCATACAGGAACGCTTTCAGCGTCGTCTGGCCAAAGCTGAGATTGCCCTGCCCGATTTGCGTGTTTTCCGCGATGATCTTCGCCCGACGGCTGGTGTCGTCGTTGGTCGGCCATGGCAGATCAGCGCCCGTATCGGTGGCGATCTCGTCGAAATAGTTCAGCGCCTGGAAATAATCCTTCAGCGCGACAAGGAGCTGAGCCACGAAAGCGGGCGGCACCAGGTAGCCGCCTGCTGCGCCCGGCGTCGTCCCCTGTGCGTTGCGGATGTTGCTGGACTGAGTAACGATCCTCTGATGCGCAAAGATGCGGTCGTCAGCGGCGACGCCGTCCATGCCGCCGCGCAGCCACGACATGAACACCCGCGTCTCACGCTGGTCGTCGTCGGCGCGCTGGCTGGCGCTGATTCCTTCGACTGCAGCGCGTTGCGCCACTTGCTGCGCCAGTTCCGCATCGGCCGCGTGCGCCTGCTCGATACGGTCGATCTGCGCTTTCATGGCGTTCGCTTCCGCCATCATCGCGTCAAACTGGGCGATCTGCTCGGTCGTCGCCGTGTCACCGGACACCAGTGCGCGCGCGTTTTCGATCAGCGTCGCCCGCTTGGCGCGCAGTTCCTTGATGGTCATCTGGTTTTCCCTGTTGGGTTTAGAAAGGATGCAAACCTGATCCGACGCCGGTCAGGCATATGTGCGAGGAGGATGGCCTGCCGGTCAGGCGGCGTTCTCTGCCTCGGCGATCTGGAGCAGACGGCGGCGCGCCGTCAGGCCCGCCGATATGTCAGCAAGTTCTGCGGCGGGATCTGATGTGGACAGCGCCTCAGGAGCGCGCGCAAAGACGCCGGGCCGGAGAGCGGCTTTAGCGTTTGATGCGCCAGAAACGAGCGCATCCGCGAAACCGATATCCCTGGCTTCCTGCGCCGTAAACCACGTCTCCGCATTCATCAGCTGGCTCATCGCGTCTGGCGTCTGCCCCGTCTTCTGGGCGTAAAGCGACGCCAGCTGGCCGTCGACCTTGGCGAGAATTGCCGCCGTCTCGCTCATGTCGTTTCGATTTCCGACCACCGCGCCCCATGCGTTATGGATCATCAGGAACGCATTCTCCGCCATCGTCACCGTCGACGCGGAAAGAGCAATCACTGACGCGATCGAGGCGGCGAGACCGTCGACGACGACCGATACGGCGCCCGAATGGGCCTGCAGGGCCGCAAAGATCGCCAGACCGTCAAACACGTCGCCGCCGGGGCTGTTGATACGGACGACGAGATCTCCGTCGCCGGCCTGCGCGAGCATCTGCACGAAATCCTTGGCGGTGACGCCCCAGAATCCGATCTCGTCATAAAGCAGTATCTCGGCGACGCCATCAGCCGACGCGCGCGGCTTCAGGCCAAGCGTCTGTGGCAGCCCTGCCTGGGCATGCGTCATCAACGCCCGGTTCGAAAACCGTGCGGCCGGAGAATCATAGCGCTTCATTGCGTCAATCCTGCTGGGTTTGCTGTTGTGAGGCCGGAGCCGCCGTTTTCTGCGCCTGCGTCGCAAGCGGCACGTTCGTGCTGTTGATCAGCGGCATGTCGCCGCCCTCGACCGGCGGCCTGTTCTTTTTGCGACGCGCCTCGTTGATCGTCTGCGTCCCCGACGAAATCTCCTGCGCCGTGACCTGGGCAGATTTCACCGGGTCCATGGAAAGCAGCCCGTCGCGATCGAATTCGACGAAATACCCGCTCCCCGAGAAAAGCTTGTAGTTCAGTTCGCTTTCGATCCGGCTAAGATCGGCGTCGAGGGTGAATATCAGGTAGGCCAGCGTGTTTTCCGACAGGCCAGTCCCCCAGCTGGTCGTCTTGTCCGTCTCGTTGAGCAGATGCAGCGGGACGCCGAAGAACCGCGATATGTCGGACACCTGATAGCGCCGCGCCTCGATCGTCTGAAGATCCTGCGGACTGAGCTGGAACGGCGTGTATTTCGCACCGTCGTCGACGACGACGGTCCCGCCCCATTTCGACAGGCCCGCATGCGCCGCGTTGAACTCCGCCTTGGCGCGCAGGATCGCCTCGTCGCTCATCCGCCCGGGCACTTCCAGCACACCGCTGGGCATGGCCGCGTTCTGGTGCACCCGTCCCGTTCGCTCCTCCATTGTGAGGGCAAGTCCAATGGAGCCGCGCGCGAAGGACTGGATCCGCGACAGCCCCTGCCTGCCGTCAAAGCCCGGACCGGGGATATGGATCATATCCTCCTGCCGTATCGTCTCCGAGAGTCCATTTTCGTGCGTGCAATTATAGAAATTTACCCCTGGATACTGGGGCAGCCGCACAACCTGAACCTGCCATGGCGAGAAAGCTTCGAACCCTATCACCCGACCGGCGCCGTCATAGCGCACTGCGCTGTAGTGATTGCCCCACAGCAGGACGTTGACGCCCCAGAGCTCGCGCCACGAAAACGCCGTCAGGGCGCGGCCGGGAAACGGCGCCTGTTGCAGGAGAGGAGCCAGACGATGGTTTCTGACCTCGACCCGCTGTCCGTCGTCCTGTTGCCGATAAATTTTGAGCGGGAGCCCCGCGATGACCCCTGCCTCAAGCGTCACGCATCGGTAGACGGCGGAGCACGCCATCGCCGTGCTTTCGCTGATCCGCGGCATCCACTCGCTGTTGCGCGCGACCGGGTAGCCCAGCCACTGCTCCCATGATTTGATGTCGGACAGGGGCGTCGAAGGGTTTTCCAGACTCCCGGCGGCGCGGAATTGCGGCTCGACGCGCGCACGGCGTCCGCCACGGTCCTCCACGCCGAAAATTCCGCTTAGCAGGCCCAAAGGCTTTTCCTTTCGTAAATGCTCTTTCCGCCCGGAGCTTCCGGGTTACGCGACATCAGGGTCACGGCGTTGAAGGTCGCCATCAGCGGGTCAATCTTGAGGTTCCCCGCCGCCTGCTTCGTGATGACGATCGCGTTGCCTCTCGGCTCGACCTTCGCGTTGGACGCCGCCCACGCCATGATCGGCCGCGCGCCGTGGCGAAACGTCCCGTCCGCCAGCTTGCGCTCCGCCGTCTTGATGGCGCCCGACAGCGTCCAGCCCTGCGAGACGCCCACGACGCGGTCGCGCCCGATGCCGCGCACCGCCAGCGCGTCGACGATGGCGCCCACGCCCTGCGGATCGAGCCCCACCTGGGCGAGGCCGCCCCTGGCGTCGACGGCCTCCAGCACGTCGGCCAGCTGCTCGATGTCGTCTCCCGGCTCCGACACGATCACCAGATCGCCCTGCGCCTGAAAATCGCGCATCACGCTGGCCTCTTTCTTGCGAAGCGAAAGCACGCCCTCAAACACCCAGCTTTTTTGCCAGTGCAGCCATTCCTGCGTCGTCGCGTCGCGCCCCAGCACGACGAGCGACAACAGGTCGTCCAGCCCGCCGCCGTCGATCCCGGCGACCACGACCTCGGCGCGGGCGAGAACCTCCTCCAGCGTCAGCGTGTCGTCGCCTGCGCCCACCCAGTAATCCGCCCCGACCCAGCGGTCAGAGCGAAGCGCAAGCCCAATCTCGACATTCAGATGCTGCGAGGCCCAACGGGACAGTTCGGCAATTCCCTTGCCGCGAGCCGTTTCATATTCCTGCTGTAGTCGATGAATTGTAATCGACCGCCCGAGATTAGGCAGGACCATTGGCCAGACTGAAGGGTCTTCCCACGCCGCGAAATCACCGATCAGCGCAGGCTTCTGAAGCCTGTCCGGAAACTCGTAGATTACCGGCAAAATCCCAGTTCCGACCGCCACCTGCGTCTCGCCGTCGTCGCCTTGCCGGTGCGATTTCCCATCACGGATCGCCCGGGCCTGCAGAAGATCCTCTCGAAAACAACCACGCGGCGGTTTGTCACTCTGGGTCGTAATGATTGCAAGAAACGCTTCCGGCTGGCTGATCATGCCTCCCCGGATCTGTCCCATCACGTCGCCCGCGTCGGCGTTCAGGGCAATGACGTGTTCCTCGTCAACAAGAACGCCCGCCGGTTTGACGCCGGTCATCACCTCTTTCGAGAACGCCTTCACGCTCAAAGTCGCACCGCTTCGCTTCAGCGTCAGCCGCTTCTGGTTCTCCTGAATATGGAACATCCCGAGCAGCTCCCGGTCCGCCCGGACCATACCGGACGCCTGGTTGAACGCGAGAAAAGCAATCTCTTTCGTCGGCGCCACGATCAGAAATTCCGCGTTTGGCCGCTGATTGACCATCAGCGCCGTCATCATCAGCGCAGCGCCATTGGTCGTTTTTGAGTTCTTCTTCGGAACGAGAAGGAATAACTCGCGGATCTGTCGCTCATTGGTCGCCGGATCGAGCGCCCCAAACAACATTCGGACAACGTCGCGGAACCAGTCCCCGGCGGCCTCACCGAACGTAGGCTGCCCGATCACATCCGGGATGCAGAGCATATCGAAAATTTCAACAGCCTGTCTGGCCAACGCAGGATTAACCGGTTGGATCTGCGGCAGCAGCGATTGCCCCTCGCGCAACCGACTTTCCCAGTCTGGCCTGCTCAGATTCAGCATACGCCCCTCAGTTCATTGTTCGATCAGGCGACATGGCCCGTTCCCATTTACTCCCTGCCCCAGGCATATCCCCCAGGTCTCCCTGACCGGACGCAATGGGCGCAGGCTTCGCATGCATGAAAGGGCCTGCCTTGTCCGCCGCCATCGCACGTAATTCAAACGGCGCTCGAGGATCACGCAGGACCGCCTTCCAGAACTCCAGGGGCGTCAAAGTCGAATAATCGGCGATGACCGGCCCGTTCCATTCCTCGGTCGTCTGCGTCTTCTTTTTCCGGCCGGCACCCGGACGGGCTCCACCGCGCGCCATGACCTGTCCCCTTTGAATAAATTGATTGTTTTCAAACACAGGCGAAAAATCTGCGCGTGAGACTGGCGCGGTTGCCGCCCCCGATCCGGCCCAGACTTTCGACCCGCCCCCACCCGGCCGGACGAAACCCACAAAAACCTCAGAAATCAGCCGTTTTTCAAGGTCTTTCGACGATCGCGGTTCTGATCGCGCGGGCTCGCGCCGTCTTGGTCGTGTGGCACGACCCGCAAAGCAGCTGGACGTTCGACGGATCGAGCGGAGCGCCGCCGTCTTTCAGTTCGTGGACGTGATCGCCGAACAGACGCGTTCCGGTCCGTCCGCATTTCTCGCAGGAACGTCCTCGCTTCTCGATCAGGCGACGCATGAGATCGCGCCACGGCTTAGAAAGGTAGAAGGCGTCAGCACGTTTGGGCGGCGGGACCGCGATGCGCGTGTCTATTGAGCGCACGAGCGCGCCGACGCATCTTAGACGAGCGGGCATGGCGACTGTCCGGAGTTCGAGTAAGACAAAGCAAAGGTCAGAGAATGAAGAGAGCCGTGATTCTATCGGTCATGATGGCCTTGCCGGGTGGAACCTGTCTGGCTTCAGATTACGACAAGTGTATGGATGCCGCTGGCGGCGTAGATCCTGCAATGATCGAATGTGGCGGTCAGGAACTGGAGCGTCGCAACGCGGATTTGAATCGTGCCTACAAGGCATTATCGACGAAGGTGGTCAGAGGTGAAGTTCTCGCTCACCTGCGAACGTCGGAAAGATCGTGGATGAAGTTTCGCGATGACGAGTGCGATCTGATCGGAGCGGCCTACGGCGACGGGTCGTTGACCAAGATACTATTTCAACAATGTCTGATTGATGCGACCAAGACTCGTACAAAGACGCTGGAGAACTACCTCCAACAGCCGGATTTCTCGCAGCCGTAGGGCCAGACTCGCCAAACAAAAAAGGCCGGGCAACCGTTTGGCTGCACGACCCCTGAGTATGACTATGCGGATACTGCAATTTGAGGAGTTTGAGGAGAGGAAAATTACGCTTAGCTGAATTTTTTTCCTATTACCTCGCAAGCCCGCCTGTGCCACGCCTGCGCGGTCTTGTAGTCGACTCCAAGGTGACGTCCCAAAGGCCTCCATTCCCAAAGGTATTTTCCTGAATAAGGGTTCACTATCAGCCGTTTGTTGACGACCGTTCGCTGGCCCATATCGACCAGCAAGCCCGGCCAACCCAGGACGATGTCCATGCGCGCCACGGCGTCGGCCGTAGGCGAGGGAAGAATGTCGTCGCTCGCCCGGAACCAGTCGAGGTCCTTTCGATCCATCACGATGTCAGGCCAGTTTATCTTCACGCCTGCAGGACGCAGGTTTTTCACGTGCAGCGTGGCAAGTGTGGTCGCCGCCTCTTCCAGCCACTCA